GATAAACTGCCATCAGATGTTCACCAGCAACGGTGCGCCATTGAACTCAAAAGCTACCTCGACAGACAGAACCTCCCCGACCGCCATCGACATTGCCGCCGATGTAATGAGTGCTTCGCCTTGTATATACTTTCCGTCTGTCGTCTGGTCGTGAATCTTCAGGCGCAGTTGCACACGCTCCGCTTCCGCAGCTTTCCCTAAGTCTGAACCTGAAGTCGCAGCCTTGACGATCTTCTGCAGCATTCTGCTGGCATCGTTGCCAGAGGCGTCGGCGTAATACCAGAGCTGACAAGACCCGCTATGGCTGCGGACCCCTTCTGTCACTGTCCGATCGGTATCCGCCAAGCTGGTTGTGTCCAACGTGGACTGACTTACCGCGTAACTCCACCCGCGAACACGCGCCGCCTCCTCACCATCAATTAAAAGTCGGCCATCGGTACCCGAATAAAAAGGCATCAGAAAACACCGACTAGCGTTAAGGACACGTTAGAGCGCCCCGGCCTGACGTTGCTCACTTGCGGAGCAGTTTCATAGCGCCAAGCGTTGCCACTCCCAGCGCCGCTGATTACTGACTCAGTCCCAGCCCAGCCTGCGACTGTCTTGCTCCCCACGGCTAGCTGGAACGTCCCATAGGTGCCCTTTACCGATTCGTAATGACTGACAAACAGCTCCGCATTGGTATCGCTGATGTTGTTGTAGCTCAGTGACAGCTTCATCTTTGTGCGGCGGTCGCCGTACAAAAACCGAATCTCTGCGCCGTTTTGTGCTGCAAACTGCTTGACGGGCCAGTCTCCTGGGTCAAGCTGTCGGCTAGTTGGAGTCAGGTTAGGGAAGCTCATCAATCCAGAATCGAAAAGAGTGACTCTGTCAAAACGTCTTTTATCAAGATACTAGCCCCGCTGCTATCGGTCGGATGATGACTCGCAGTGATCTCTACCAATCCGTCCTCATCTAAACCAACCTCTTCGATCTGATACAGGCCGTCCCCGACGCTGAGGTTTTCAATAGCGAAAAGCGAGCCATACATAGATGAGTCAGCAACCTTCCCGTCGCTAACGACAAGTGTTGCAGACTCCACAAGGTCGCTACCTGTCCTGTAAAGATTGACCGAGTAGGTCCCATCTTGAACTGGCGTCAAGGACTGCACCGTGCCATCGCTCAGCACAATCCCGTTGTTATAGACGCTATAAGGGATTGACTGTGTCACCACCTTGATTAGCGAGCCGGGTGCAACGTTGGCCTCGTCTGTCGTGGTCTTGAACTTGACGCCATGGGTGACTCGACGGCGAATTGACATCAGGTATCGAGCCGTCATGAATGCATGATGCTTTGTAGTGCAGAAGCTCGACATGTCGAGGTTCTCTTCTGTGACGGGCTGATTGCTAGCTTCGTCAGCCCAAGACACAAGGAAAGACTCATTGCTTGGCAAGCGGTTGCGGTTGCTGCTATTGCGCCATGTCACGGCCATACGGATCTGCAGCCGTTCCTGCCGCTCAAGTGCCTCAACCGCGAAAGTACCGTCAATAATGTTCCCTGAGGTGTAGATCGCCACAGGCGATAACGGACCAGTGATCAGGCTGCCGTTGGCGTCTGCTGGCAGGGCAGGCTCAACACTAAAGCGCCCGTTCTTTACTACAAAATTGCAAAGGTTTTGCGGAGCAATGTCCGACAAGTAACTTCTCAGGTTGACTCGCTCGGCCAGCACCCCATTGAAAAAGATTCTGTTCTGCTGCAGGAAGTAAGAGGTTCTAGCGAAGCCAGCCTCGTCAATCATCTTGGGGTCAATAACATTGCCCAGTCCTGCGTTTTTGTCGGTCAACAAGTAATAAACAAGCTCATTAAACTTGTTGGATGGACCGTAGCTATCCCCTGACGCAAAGCGTCGGGCGCTAACACCATTTGGCACCCATGCAGAAATCTCGCTGATCTGAGCAAAGTTATTGCCAGACCGCAGCGCAACCCCCATCATCGTCAAATCCTTGTATTGGGGAACTGTCGGCGTTTCTGCAAGCGACTCGTTGACGTAGGCGATCCTGTGCTCAGGAGAGCTTGAGTTGCTCTTCTGGATTTCGTCGTAATGGCTGACGTCCGCAACCTGAGTCTTGCTCTCATAAAACTGCCCAGCCGATGCCCCGACAGCTGGCAGTATTTCCGTGTCTAGCGAGCTGACGCGCAGGCGAACTCCGCCAAGACTGCTTGGGACGTGCTCGAACTGATCACCAACAGCCCAATTTGTAGAAGAAGTCTCGACACGGAACTGGTAGGTCGGGCTCCAGATCCATGCACCCTGTGTTGTCTCTGTCCTCAGTGCATCGACACGCAATACAACGCCGCCATCAGCTACAGGCAGATGCTCGAACGTAAGATTCACGAACCAGTCAGGGCTTGAACTCTGCACCCCGAACTGGTAGGTCGGATTCCAGATGTATCCATTATCAGCCAGTGGGTTGGTTGGCTCAAAAATGCTTGTATTGAAAACCAAGAGGGCAATCGTCCGCCCATCGATGTTTAGGTTGACTACCTTCTCGACTGTTCTCCCTGCATTGCCGCCAGAACCTGCCCCACCAAGAATTGCTGTGTAGTAGTTCTGGACGCGCCCTGTGCCGCCTGGCGGCAACTGCTCAATCACGCTCACGGCACTGACTTGATTGATGGTGCTCCCCGTCTGGAAGATGCTTGTGTTGTAGACGACCAGCGATATGCTTTTGTCCCCAAACGTGAGGGGAACTATCTCCTCTTTCGTTAGGCCACGGTTTTCATCACTTCCAGCCCCACCAAGTACCGCCGTGTAATAGTTTTGCAGCCTTCCTGTAATACCTGCAGGCAGCTGCTCGACAACCTCGACTGTTGCGACCGTTGTGGTGGTGATCTCTGGACGGGCTAGCGTCACCCCGCGCGCCAGTTCTGGAGAGATAAACAGCTCGTCCACAGGATTGCGAAGTGTGCCCTGTGCGCTGATATGGAACGTCCCATATGGTGTGGAAACATCTGTCGCTAGTGGAGTCCCTGATCCCGACAGCTCCCACCACCTATCGTTGCCGCTAGAGAATGCAACTGAGCTAGCACCAGAGCGGGGAACGATCCGATACTCCATTTGCATAGGCGTACCAGAGCGAATCCGAATGAAGTTGAATACCGGCGCAGGAGTGTTATTGGTGACCGCAAATACAACACCGAGCGAAACCCACTCATAGAAAACATTCTCAAAGTCGGCGCTAGCTGGCCTGATCTGCAGCGACCACACTGAGGTGCGGTTGATGTAACGAGTCTGGAAACCGTTGTTGACCTGGATATCGCGTTCATAGAACGAAACCAGCTCTGGAGGGCTAGGCATCGACGGGAAATTGCATAGCCCGTTCAGTTGTTGATAGACGACGCTCCGAATCCCGATCTCGGTGACATCGACCTTCCGTTGGTTCCTAACCGTCGCCAGTGATGCGCGCAGCAAAGGGAACGCGCTGATTCCTGAATACCAAGGGCGGTACGTCGTGCCCTCAAAGGCGATCGGCTCTTCTAACGCGCCAGTGCCTGCAATTCGTATCTGTGGCGATCCGCCCGTCCCGTCAATACAGGTCAGCTCATAGTCACGATCTCCATCGCCTCTGTTCCATGCACCTGTCCTCCGGTTAGTGACTTGGAACATCATCCGTCCGATGATGAATGACTCACCTAGCTGAAGAGCGTCGTCAGCGGCTTCGATTAACGCCGCCGCTCGCTGATTCATGTCTTCCAGTCGGACGTCGCCCAGGTCCTGAAAGCTGCGATCAACGACCCGAAAAGTAACCTTGTCACCTACCTGAATGTTGACATTTGTTGGCAGGCTGTAAGAGTTGCCGTTGTGAGCGACAAGGCCCATTCGACAGCTATAGAGTCGACCTTCTCCAGGCATACCTGCGCGCGGCCCTGAGACATCGGTCCCGATGATCTTTGCCCGTTCACGCACTGCCCGGTCAATGCTTTGAGGGTTCATATTGATGGCAACCTGCACCAAGGTCAGATTGACCTTGATCTGCGTGCCGTTATATATCGGGTCATAGACGCCAAACTCGACTGAATTGCTTGGAGTAAATGACGAACAGAAGCCTAGGTCTCGCGAACCAAGACGAGTTGGGCATGTAAATACTTCATCGCCGGCTTCAGGGTCACCTGCAGCTGGGTTGCCTCTCGTTCCAGCGATTAAATCACTGCCCTGGATACGGTTGGAGCCTTGGCTGCCACTCCAGTACACGGCAAAACTATTCTTGAAAACATTGCCCAGCGCATTGTTTCCGACATAGACACCTTGCACATCTGGCGGGGTGAGCCCATATTCTCCGACCACATAGAGGCCCTTGTATGCCTGGTAAGTCCCGTAACTAAAAAGGCGAGCCCAGACCAGGGACGGCGTTATCAGTAGACCGCCGCTTGCTTCGGGGTAGTAGTCGACGCTAGCCAACTGCCAGCGCCCAAATGGAATGGCGACTGGCGTGTTGTACTTCGTCAGCGGGGCAGTGCCGCCAAAACCTTCTGTATCGTTGAAGCGTGTGCGACCTGATGCACTATCTAGGTTGATGGTCTGACTATTGTTTTCCCCTCTGTTATTGCTGCGCTGTTGAGGGAGGCTTGCAGGTTTTGGTTTGGGTACTAGCAAATTCCCGACAACAGTCAACGCTGCACCAACAATCAGCGAAACGGCAACCGTGACTGGGTCACAACGCACATCTGGGATGTGGTCGTATTCAGCTGGCCTGACGTACCCACGCCGCCGAACCTCTTCGTTAAAAGCCCGATATTCTTCTTCTGTGCAGCCAATCAGGCTGATTAGGTCTCTCTCGTATGGGAGCAGTGGCGGAAGGTGCGACTGACTTCCACTGCCGCGATAGGGCACCAGACCACCCGTTGAGCTTGCTGGCTGATGCATAGGATCCCGCTCTGCCACGCAACTCCAAAGACAAGTGCTTCGCTGCCTAATAAGCAGACATCGCCATCATAGGTCGGACTCTCAACCTGCTTCCCCCACCGCAACAGGTGGCGATAGATGTCTACCCATGGGTATTCGTACCAGCTCTGTCTAAAGGCAGGCGTTGGGATCCCTAAATCATGCAGCACTTCATAAACCAAGTGGATGCAGTCGATCGTGGCATCGCTGCCATTACCGCCTAAGCGGTAAGGCATCCCAATGAAACGCTCAGAGCCCAAACCCGCTCGTTGTCGGAAGGCGACCTACCAGTGAGCGATGCATCAACCTCACCGGGGCATTGCCATCAACTGCGTTCAACACTGTATTCAGCTTCAGGTTTAGTGAGGTATCGTCCCAGGTCGCGGCAGATATTTGCCCCCAGTATTCGTACAGCTGCCTGCGTGATCCGGTGTCGTCTGGGTCCAGCAAATAAGTCACTACATGCGCGGTCCAGCCCTCTTCAACCGCCTGGCTAGCCCAGCCTCGACTTAGTTCGTTGTTGGGGAACACCAAGACTGCGTCTAGGTTGTCGCCCTGGCGACTAGTTGTCACGCCGCTAAAGCCGAACGGGACGTAGCTGCGCCCATCGACAGCTTGACCAATGTAGAAGTTTTGAAATTGATAGCTTGTGCCGCTGGTGCGTGATGACAGCTGCAGAAAGTGACCTAGTGCTAATTCCATCAGATGCCCAGCTTGCGACGGGTAGAGCTACTCATCTGTAGCCTACGCATCGCGCGAGCTTCGCCCTGCTTACCGGCTTGGCTAATGATGGACGGCAGCTGATCCTGGCGGATGTAGTTGGTGTCGTTGAACTGCATCACCCCGCCGCTGATATTGATCTGCGGGGCAGGCTCAGCCAAGGGAGCGCCCCCGCGTTCTCCTGTGCCGTCAGCTCCGTTGATAACGGAGTCGCCACGGGCACCAGCGTTCCAGCGGGCCATGGCGCTACCCATCTTGTTCTCAGGAATGACGTACTCGTTGCTCCCGCCCTCGCCGACGACTGCGTTGGTCGGGCCGGTGACAAAGCCGCCTTCTGCAAATTTGTACGGACCAGAGCCGCTGAAGATGCCCTCACCTGCAAGGGTGCCGTCAATGCCCAAACCTTGGCTGAAAGTGCCGCCACCGCCACCGCCGCCTAGGGCTTTGAGGATTCCCTGGAGCGCAATCATCACCAGTTGCTTGGCGATGATCTCGGCCGCCATGTTCACAAAGGCACGTCCGATCTGAGTGAACATCTCAGAAAGGACCTCTTGGACGGTCTTGCTGCCGGTGACCAAAGCATCGACCGCACCAGTTATGGAACCGCTGATCGAGGTCTCGATCGACTGGCCGAGGCTGACAATCATCGCCTCGGTGTCGTTAAGCCACTCCTGGGTTTGAGTGATGTAGCTCTGTATTGGAGCTTGCGCGGCCTGTAAACCCTTCTCTAAGTCGAGGATTTGTTGAATTTGGTCATCATCGAAACCTTTGCCCTCAAGCTGAAGTCGCTTTTGTTGGAGCTTTAAGCGGTTCTTCTCTTCGCGGGTTACAGCCTTAGCGAGATCAAGCTCGATTGTTAGAGCTTCAACTGTCGTCTGGAATGACTCCTCTAATTTTTTACGCTCCAGGGCTCGTTTTGTATCTGTGTCTAGTAGCTGCTTTTCTGCCTTGTTTTCTTCAATTTTGATTTGCCGTAGGGTTTCCGCTTCGCTAAGTCCGCGTGCGCGAATCTCAGCAATCTTCAGTTCGCTAGCCTCTAAAATTCTGGTGTATTCGAGTTCAGCAAGTTTTGCTTTGTCTCCGTCAACTTTGGCTGCTGCTATCTGCTTGTCAATAGCTAAAAGTGCAGTTGATGTATTTAGCTGAGCTTGCAATGTGGCGATCCGCTTTTGCTCGGCTGCAGCAGCCTTAGCGGCAGAAGCAGCGGAAGATGCTGCAGATTTTGCACTGCTGGCCTGAGCATTCTGGATCTTCAGCTCCAGTCCAACAATAGCCGCTTTGTACTGCGCCTGAAGCGCCTGGAGTTTGGTGGTAACCACCATAAAGTCGGCTTCCTGCTTAGTTAGCTCCGTAATCAGCTGCTGAGCCTGCAGGTTGTACTCTCTCTCAATCTTTTGACGCATCAGCGCCGCGACTTTCTCGTTCTCTATGTCGCCGCCAAGAACAGCAATTTGATAATCGAGTTCAGCGATGTCGATTGCAGCCAACGCTTGCTGGTACGCCTGACCTTGAGCCGCTGCTACAGCTTGCTGCGCAATCGCTTGACCCTCAACAGCAGCGTTCAATTCGCGCTGACGTGCCAGGATTCGATCAAGAATTTCGTAGTATTGATCTCCGTATGCATTACGGAGACGAGCTAGATCAGCCTGTTGCTGATCATCCCCAGATACACCGGCCTGACGGAACAGCTGTGTGTTTTCGGCTGCTCCGACAATTCCCTGAACTGTGGGGCCTGCTAGATCCGCGACTAGCGCCAAGAGTTGGGTGCCGAGTTGCGTAAATGCATTGGCGAGTTTGGTTCCGGCGACCTCAAAGTCCTGCAGAGCACGCACACCCTCATCACCGACGACACGCGCCAGGGCTTGGGTGGCAACCTCCATTGCCGCAGTTTCTTGCCCGTTCTGCTTCAGAGTCTCGATGTACCTCTCGGTTGCAGTTCCTGTTATGCCAGCTGCT